AAGGGTCGAGAGTATTTAAGACTAAAAAATATGTATTGAAATAGTAAGAGGTGAGTTTTCATTGCAAAAAATGATATTTCAATGCTCATTTTGTAATTACATAACTGATAGAAAATTTAATTTACAACGACATATTGGTAAGAAACATAATGATATAGACGAAAATAACGATATATTACAAAATGGACAAAAAGTCAACCCAAATGGACAAAAAGTCAACCCAAATGGACAAAAAGTCAACCCAAATGGACAAAAAGTCAACCCAAATGAACAAAAGGTCAACCCAAATAATATACTTTGTAAAAAATGTAATAAAGTATACAAGACATTAAAACATTTACAAAATCATGAAAAAGTTTGTAATAAAGTTGATAGTCTTACTTGCCCGAGATGTATGATTTCTTTTACAAAAAAACAAGCTAAATCAAGACATATAAAAGCAAATAAATGCCAAGCAAGAAGTATTATACATGCACGAACACCAAATGTTCAAAATATAACAAATAACATAACAAATAATAATATACAAAATAATTTTATTATCAACAACTTTGGATCAGAAAGAATCGATCATATTTCACATGAAGAGATAGTTAAGATGCTTACGAGTGGACAAAATACAATACCATTGTTTATAGAAAAAAAACATTTTGACAAACAATTTCCCGAAAACAATAATATCAAATATACATTGGAAAACAAGTGTAAAATTTTTGAAGACAATAAATGGAAGGAAAAGGATATTGGATTATTATCTTCTTCTTTAGTTCATGATAATACAGAGATTCTCCTTCTATATTGCGATAGCAAGGACAAAGAGGTTTTGAATACAATACAAGATATTGATAAGTATGAAAATGTAAAAAATAAATTGTTCATCCTTTATAATAAAACCGACAGTGAAAAATACAATACGATAATAACAAAAATTAAAGATCTTATCAAAAACTGTGAATTGCAAACAATTCAAGAAACGCAAGAAATCTAAACATCTTCATTATTTTTATTCAAAAATATATTTATTTTTTGGGAAAACTGAAAAAACACTGTTTTTTCAAGAGTCATGGAAACGCCATGGGGGGAGAGGGGTCCAAAATGAGTAAAAATGGTAAGGGTCGAGAGTATTTAAGACTAAAAAATATGTATTGAAATAGTAAGAGGTGAGTTTTCATTGCAAAAAATGATATTTCAATGCTCATTTTGTAATTACATAACTGATAGAAAATTTAATTTACAAAGACATATCAATAAGAAACACGATGATATAAATGAAAATAATGATATATTACAAAATGGACAAAATGACATCCCAAATAGACAAAATGACATCCCAAATAGACAAAATGACATCCCAAATAGACAAAATGACATCCCAAATTTAGAAAATAATTTATTGTATGAATTTATTTGTAAAAAATGTAATAAATTGTACAAAACATTAAAACATTTAAAAACCCATGAATTGAAATGTAAAAAGGTTGATAATCTCACTTGTCCTAAGTGTATGATTTCTTTTACACATAGAAATAATAAAAACAGGCATATAAAAGCAAATAAATGCCAAGCAAGAAGTATTATACACGCACGAACACCAAACATTCAAAACATTACAAATAATAATATTCAAAATAATAACTATGTAACAAATAACAATACATTTGTTATTAATAATTTTGGGTCAGAACGTTCAGATTATATATCACATGAAGAGATAGTTAAGATTCTTACAAGTGGAATGAACACATTGCCCTTGTACATAAAAAAGAAGCATTTTGATAAAGATTTTCCAGAAAATAGAAATATAAAATATACATTAGAAAATCAATGCAAAGTTTTTGAAGATAATAGTTGGCAAAATAAAGATTTAGGATTATTATCTTCTTCATTGGTTCACGATAATACTGAGATTCTTCTTCTATATTGCGATAGCAAGGACAAGGAAGTTTTGAATACAATTCAAGACATTGATAAGTATGAAAATGTAAAAAATAAATTGTTCATCCTTTATAATAAAACCGATAGTGAAAAATACAACACGATAATAACAAAAATTAAAGACCTTATCAAAAACTGCGAATTACAAGAAACACATGAAATCTGATCATTTTTGAAAAACAGAAAAAAAACAGTGTTTTTCAAGAGTCATGGAAACACCATGGGGGGAGAGAGGGGTCCAAAATGAGTAAAAATGGTAAGGACTGAGAGTATTTAAGAATAAAAAATATGTATTGAAATAGTAAGGAGAAGAGTTTTACTCGTAAATAATGTTATTTCATTGCTCAATTTGTAATTATATAACTGATAGAAAATTTAATTTACAACGACATATCAATAAGAAACATGATTGTGAATATCAAAATAACGAACTTTCCAAATTAGGACAAAATGTTATCCCAAACGGACAAAATGTTACCCTAAATGTACAAAATGTTACCCCAAATGTACAAAATGTTACCCCAAATGTACAAAATGTTACCTCATGTATTTTGTCTTGTTCAAAATGTAATAAAATTTATAAAACTACAAGACATTTACATAATCATGAGAAAGTTTGTAATAAAGTTGATAGTCTTACTTGTCCTAGATGTATGATTTCTTTTTCAAATAGACATCATAAATCGAGACATATTAAAGCAGACAAATGCAAGGCTAGAAGTATAATACATGCACGAACACCAAATATTCAAAACATTCAAAACATAACAAATAATAATACGACAAATAATACACAAAATATCGAAAATAAGAATAAATATAATAATATTATTATCAACAATTTTGGATCTGAAAGAATAGATCATATTTCACATGAAGAAATTATGAAAATGTTACAGTCTGGTATAAATACTGTTCCTTTATATATTCAAAAAAAACACTTTGATAAAGAATTTCCAGAAAATAATAATATTAAATATACAAATGATAATAAATGTCAAGTTCTTGTAGAAAACTCTTGGAAAGAAAAAGATATAAATCTTCTTTCTTCCACTCTTATTAAAGACAATACAGAGGTACTTCTTTTATATTGTGATGATAATGATATCAAAATTTCTGAAACTATTCAAGACACTGAAAAATATGAACATGTAAAAAATAAACTATTCATCATTTATAATAAAACAGATCATCGAAAATATAATCAAGTTTTAACAAAAATAAAAGATTTAATCAAATTTTCTACAACATAATTTGAAATAAATTTTTGAAATATTAATAAAAAAATGACAAATATCTTGTTTTGAAAATGTCTCAACAAAAAATGGAGTTTATAAGACTTTCACCAGAAGAAGTTAAAATGTTACCTATTCGGGAAAAAATCGAATATCAAAAAAAGCTAAATACTGAAAGACAAAAAAAATATAGGGAAAATAACAAACAAAAACTGAAGGAATATAGTAAACAATATGCTAAAAAATATAAGGAAAATCACTATGAACATTGTAAAGAAATTGCCAAAAAAAATAGTCAAAAATATAGGGACAAGATGAAAAAGATTAAAATTGAACTTATGATGGAAGATATCTGTAATGAAATTGTCAATAGTATCCAATATTAGAATATTATATTGAAATTTTTAAGAAAATAAAAGGTTCTCACAAAAAGGACTTTTTATTTTTTGTTTGTTTTAAATAAAATGGACAGTGTAAAAGTAACGACTATTACAAGTTTAATATTTCAATTTGTTTTAGGTATTATTTGTATAAAAGGTTTGTATTATGATGTCGAACCTATCAACAATGTTTTAAGAGAACTTCTTATGATAGAAACATTCGTTCAATGTATAGAATTTGCATTTTATTTATATATTCTTCGAATGATCTATATAGGCAATCTTGCGAGTGTAACATCAATAAGATATTTTGATTGGTTTATCACAACACCAACAATGCTTTTATCTCTTATGATATATATTTCTTATAAAAAAGATAAATTTTCTACAAAAGATGTAAAATCGTTTGTGAAAGAACACACAAATGATATATTATATGTGATTTTATGCAATGCAGCAATGTTACTTTTTGGATATCTTGGAGAAACTAGTGTGATAGATCTCTATATTTCGTCTATAATCGGATTTATATTTTTCTTTGCTGCATTTTATAGAATTTATATTAAATTTGTTAAAAACACAACAATTCAGAAGGAATTTTTTCTGATTTTTGGACTATGGTCTTTGTACGGTGTCGCAGCATTACAACAACCTGTTCTCAAAAATAATATGTACAATACACTTGATATATTTTCAAAGAATGTTATGGGTGTCTTCTTATTTTATCAATTACATATCATTAAAAAATAAGGTGAAAAATTACAGATTTTTTCAATCAACGAAAATCTCAGAAAAATGAAGGAGGGAAAGGGAAGGTTTATTGAACTTATTAAACCATCTATGTTCAGTCATTGGTGACATCTAGATATTGGCCTTGAAAAATTTGCGGATGAATTCGCGATTATTCACTGTGGCCAAATCGTGAAGCTTCATCTTAACTTCTTCAAAATCATTGGGAATCTCCTGTGTGGTATAATCTATCCCTTTCTCGTTTGCAAAATTGATACAGAGATCTTGGAATGCATTCACTATCTTTGAACGAAAGCGAGCAGCACGATTGTACCTACTATCTTTGGAATAAGCATCGATGTACATCATGTTGTAAATCGTAGGTCGCTCTCCTTGTGCAATACGATTTGTGATGTAAGAGATTCTCCACTCTGGGATGTGAAGCTTCGGTGCAGCATCTCCATCTTTGTCAAGTTCTTCGTATCCCTGCAAGGATTCCCTCTTTGTCTTATCATCAAGTTCTTTTGCTTCAAGTTCAGCAATCCTATCCGAAAGGGCAGCATAATCTTCAGAGATGTTGTCCCTTTCTGTTGTAATTGCGACAATCGTTTCTTCCAATCTCTTGATTGTTGTCATCAATTCCGACTTCTCACTCTTCTCCTTCTCTGCAGCGATCGTCATCTGACGAAGAGCCAGAATGAAATGATCTTCTTCATCATTGTTCATTTTCCTGACGGGTATGTGAATGCACGAGATTTGACATTTTTATTTTTGTGGTTTCTTACGACGAATCGTTACATCCTTATTCCCATAGTATAAAATTATCAGAATTTAAGAACATTTTTTTTCTAATTTCATAATAATAAGCATCGGGTACTGTTTCTGATGGTTTTCTAATAAGCAACCTTAATGTATCTGGTCTGGCAGTATTCAAATATTGTAATATATTTCTTTCAGTAGCATTAATAGGTGTGGTTTTGGAATTCCACATACCGTGACAATGTAATTCACCACCAATTATATTATTTAATCTTACAAATCTTAATTTTGCTTCTAATTTTGATATTAATCTATCTTTCCAATTGGCTGAAAATTTCCATAATTCAGAACTTGATACGAAACACTCAAGAGCTGGATTGATTTTAATAAAATTATCTTCAAGGGTATATTTAATAAGTTTTATTTCATCTGGTGTGAAATAAGCTTGTGTGAAAGGATTTGTTGGAAATTTAGGATCCGGATTATTATTTTTAGAATTATTTAAATTATCGGTTATAACTTTAACAAGATATAGAACATCAAAACACATGTCTTTTCCAAATTTTATTTTTCTCCAATCAGAAAGTTCTTTCCATTCGTCTAATGTATTTTCTGTTACAAGATATGGTTCATAGTTACACATTTGGTTATAATGTTCTGTTTTTTCATTCATTTTGGTGATCATATCGGGTTTCTTTACTACAAGAGATTGTATATTCATTTGTAATGAAATATGATTCTGCATAAGTCGTTTCTTAGTTGGTGAAAAACGATGTTCTACACTACACATTTGTACAACATTTTTGGAAGGATTAAAGAAATAAATTCCCGATTTCAAAGGATCGTATTTTACTTTCAATCTTTTAAAATATTGGATGAAAAGATTTATCAATCGTAGTCCAACACCGTGAATACACATTTCTCCTTTATTTGCATATTCAACTATTTTTTTCACATCAGCATAAGCTGCTTTTTCAGGACCTGATTTCAATTTAGAAAGACTTTCCGACAATTTTTGCAGACATTCAATTGATCTTTGAAAAAAAGAGGAATCATCCTTTTCAAAAGAGGTCAAATTATTAAAATAACATGTTCTCCCTGCGTCACCTACCATATAAAGAGTATCAATTGTTTTCTCAAATATATTATCTCTTTCAAGTTGTTTTTTAATTTCTTTTTCAAAATATTCTTTAACCTTTTCCAACAATACAGGATGATTTTTCAAAAGTGTGTCAATTTCTGATTTTTTGAATAAATCAAATGGTATATGAGGATTTTTATTATTGAAATTTCCATCATTTACATAAGCAATTAGTTCTTTTGCAGAAAAGCAATATCCATCAGAGGTTTTTATAAAATCGTCATCTTCAATATCATCTACATTGTCAAACATTAAAAAGGTGTCCTTGTTTTTGCATTTACGACTATTTGTTTTTTTAGATGATTTAGATGATTTAGATGATTTAGGTGATTTGGATGATTTAGATGATTTAGATGATTTTGTTTTTGAAGGCGGTTTATTTACTTCATTTACAACATTTACTTCATTTACTTCATTTACAACATTTCTTACATTATTTTCTACATTTCCAACATTAATGACACCTTCTTTTACAAGTTTTTTATATAAAAATGTGCCTATTTTTATACATCTTTTGGATTTTGGATTCAAAATCTCATTGTCTTTACATTTATTGTAAGGAGGTAAAATACCTTCTTTTATTAATTTCCTATGTGTCAATCCATTGATTGTTATACAGATATTTGTCTGTGGATTACGAATTTTATTAGGTGGACAATCCATTCTATATATTATCAACAATATATTTGTTCATAATTAAAAAAATGAAACATTTAAAAACAAACAATACATTTATATTATATATATTATAAGATGCCACCGAAGGAAAAGACCTGTAATAGAGGTGTTCGAGTTCACGGAACAGAAAAAAATCAACAGACTATTTTGGAACCATATAAACAAAAGACTGCTTATAAAAAATTAAAACTTTTAAATGATAATACAAATGATAAGCTTCGCGATATTCTCGAAAATAATTGTTGGAATTTGAAAGATCTTTTTGAAAAAGAACTTCCAGAGTTTTTGAATGATATATGTAACGAAGGTGCTGTGGCTTGGAATAATGGTATACAATATTTGGATTATGCAAATTTCAAAAATGTCAAGATAAATGTCGTTTCTTTAAAAAAATTCAAAGAAGGCGAATATAAAACTTTATTCAGAGACAAAAGAACTAGAGGAAACAATTTGGAAACAGAACAAGCATATGCTGGGAGAATCGAATTTTTCACTAAAACTTTTAATGATTTTAAGAAATTTGCAAAGAATGATGATTTGAATTGGATTGTTAAGAACAATAGACTTTTATTATACAATATTTTGAAATATCATCACGAAGAAGGTAATGTTATTTATACTATAAATAGAGATTTGAAAGTTATGACAAGGGTTATGAAATTGCTTTTAGGAGAAGATGATGAATTAAGATATAAATATTCGGTATTACAGACAGCTTTTACAGATGTTGAAAATTTGAAAGATGATTTAAATAAAATCAGTACAGACAGAGAGTTCAAAACATTTGTTCCATATGAACAATTATTTGACATTTGCGAGAAGTTGGAAAGAGACTATTTTGCTATGGTAAATTTAAAGCGAAGAAAACAAAATAAAGACGAATATAATAATTTAGAACAAATGTATGAAAGAAATGAGGAGGATGGTAAGACACATAATCCACAAATATTTCATAAACATCAATTATTACTAGCATTGGCATTGAATATATGGAATTTTCCAAGTAGAACTGAGAATTTTACAATGTTTTTCATAGAAGATGTAAAAGATGTGAAACCTGGCGAAAACTATGTTCATATAACAGACGATGGCAAATGTCAAATGATATATAACGATGATATCAAATGTCATAAACCTATATCATATATATTGAATAGTGCAGCTTTGTCTGGTCTTAATAATAGATTGTGTAGATTGTTAAAATATTCATATAATACATATAAAAGGAAATCTTTATTTTTGCAAAAGAATGAATGGGGTAGTAACCAAAAAGGTGTTTCTTCGGCTGCTGTTAGAAAATGGATATCGTTTTTAGTTCCCAATAAAAACATAGGGGTTAATACATTCAGATCATCTTTTGTATCATATTATTTTCCCAAATGGAATAATCGTCAGAGGAATGTAATGGCAATAAGAATGAGAACATCTATGTCACAAATAATGAGAAGTTATTTGAAATTTTACACAGACCCAGATGTATTAGCTCAAGTAAAAATAGAACCAGATGATGAATTAGTACATAGAGTTGCAAGAGGAAGATCACAAAATGATAGATATGATGTGGATGACGAAGAAGTTGTACAACAGAATAATGAGGAAATAAGAAATATTGGAATGAATGAAGCAAACGATGTCGATAGAGTAAATGAAAATGAAATAGATTACAGGAAACGACGACAGGACAGTTTTAAGAAATGGTATCAAAATGAGGCAAATCGAGAGAAACACAAAAATAGGACCAAGGCTGCATATGGTGCAAGATATATCAGAGAATTAAATAAAGGGATAATAGATTTTTCAAAAATGACAAAAGAGACAAAGGATAAATATAACATCAAGAGAAGAGAAGGAACAAACGGATTTGAATATTACATAGAAGAATAGATCAAAAAACATTTTATGTTTGTATTATAAGGATGGATGGAAAAAGGGTGAGAAATAAATGGATTGAATCCAAAAAGGCCAAAATAAATAACGAATATGTTTTAACCTATTTAAAAAATGGCGAAGGTGAAAAACATGTAAAAATTGGCAAAAAGTATATACCACTCAAGGGATACAAAAAGCAGGTTAAACAAATAGGGGGAGAGGGAGGAGAGGAAGATGATGTAAAAAAAACTTTGTATGATGATTTTGACAAGCCGCATCTGGGATCATTGACGAGCGTGTATGATTTGAAAGATTTGTTGCTTAATGAAGAAATGTTAAATGTGTATCAAAAATATGAAGAAAAAGTATATATTGACATTAATACAGTTAAAAAAGATTTGAATGAAATTTTCAAATATTTTAAACGGTCAATTCTTTTAGATGAAAAAATAGATTATGATTCGTGGATAAAAGATGTGGGTGGTTTCTTTACATCGGTACAGAAAAATCAAGATTTAAAGAATGCAAATTCTAAAATTATAAATATTTTAACAAAAATATGTAATGACTTAGAAAAATTTATTGAGAAAAAAGATGAAAAAGGTGAATTTGCATATTTCAAAAAAGAAGAAGAAATCAAGGAAAATCAAGATTTTAAATTTAAAAATGAAACACTTTTTAGGACGACAGTATTTTTGAGAAGTTTTTTAGAAAGATATGAAAAAAAAACAATGATACTCACAGAAAAAAAGAATTTAGAAGAAAAAAAAATGAATTTAGAAGATTTTCAAACATTTGCTGAAGAAATGGATAAATGGAAGTACTTGAACGTGATAAAAATAAACGACATCGAACAAAATGTAAAAGAGAGTGTGACTGGTGATCCAACCAATCCAATCAATGATCCGGAGAGTTGGCCTTTTTATCCAGACATTGACGATACTATATCAATTTTTTTGAAAATACTTTTACACATACACAGTGGTCGGATAAAAGGAGAAGGAGAAGGAGAAGGAGAAGGAGAAGTGAGGTTGAAGAATATAGAAACGAGGTTGAATAATATAGAAGCGATGTTGAATATAGAAGCGGGGAGAGTCAATAGAAAAAACACAAGGGATATAAAACCATTACCACCACGACCGGCACATCCGAATACGATGGGGGGAAACAAAAAACAAAACCAACAAAGATCCCAAACAAAACAAAAAATAAAAATCTCAAACAAAACGATACCCCAACAAAAATCTTAAACAAGACCCCAAACACCCCCCCAACAAACCCCCTCAAGCAAAAGACCTTTACAAACCAAACAAAACCAACAAAATCAGAATATAGAAGAACGGAAGAGAAGATATTGATGAAGACGGATGGTAAAACGCGAAAATTAACAGTGTATACTA